ACACTTGCAATCGTGTCGTGTTGTTATTAAGGGCGTCTTCCCCCTTAATACGAAATGTGTCGTATGCGACGCTCTTAGCGTCTGCTGGGTGGGTGTAGACATTCTGATCCACAACCACAACCTCTGTCTGCTTTGTGTGGTTAAAAGGCCACTCAAACTCTTCCCGGTTGATCCGGTTAATCGCGGAGTTGACATATGCCTTCACATCAGCATGAAACCCTGAAGCACCTGAAAAGGTGGCTGAGGTGAGCGGAACCTCGTTCAAACGGTGACAAACATCGTTCACAAGCTCAAGAAAAGTGGACATCGAAGCTCCGTTAGGTAAAGAAAAAGGGAAGGAGGGGATTCCCTCCCTCCCTTCTCAGAGATTAGGCCACGTCACGCCCAACAATGGTGGGGATACGGGGCGACTTATCACCTTCGACCACAACCACTGTCACACGAACTTTGCCGTCCAGACGAGTAGCTGTAGCACCCAACACGTTGACATCCAGACCACCAGCAGGCACCGTGTAGGGCAGGGCAGCAGGGACAGTGGCAGCATTAGTGCCAGCAACAGCGGTAGAGGCCAGCGTCCCGGTGAGGGTTGTAGTCCCCACACGACCAACGACAGTGCCTGTGCCTGTGCCAGCAGCAACTTGTTGCACGTTCATCGACAGCACCATGGCACCAGCCGGGAGAGTGCCCAGCGAGATGTCGTCGGTAGCAGTCGTCATAGTAGCGTCGGTCGAGAAGTCCAGATAGAACTCCACAACACGGGCAAGAAACTTATCACCAGCGTCAAGACGACCTGTGGTGTTCCGCTTCGAGCTATTCAGAGAAGCCATTTAATTTCCTTTCAAGGCTCAAAGGGAGGGGCCATTATAGCCCCTCCACAGGATTAGGCCACATTCCACTTCATCGTGGTGATAGCCTCGGGACGGATCAGCTTACGACCGTAGACGTGCAGACCACGAACCACATCCGCGAAAGTTTCCTGCGAACGGAAGGTCTCCGTCTTGGTCAGGTTTTCCGCAGCAGCCACCGCCGACTTGTGACCAGCAACAATCACACCAAAGTTGGCGTTTTGGTTGGCAGTGCCGACTGTGGTAGCGCCCGTGCCGACTTTCGGCAGCGAGTTGGACACCGAGATGGTGAAGCCGTGGATTTGACGACCGAGGCGACCATTGGTCAAGGTGCCCTTGGTCCCAGTGTCCTCACTCAGCAGACGAGAGTCTTCGTCCTTCAGCAGTTCGAGGAACACGGGGTCAATCACGAGCCAGCGACCGTCTTGGTCCACGTTTTGCAGGTCGAGCTGACGGGACATCCGAGCGATGGCTGTCAAAGGAGACACTGTATCCGTGGGCTTGGTTTGCAGACCCGGCATACGCGGGGCCAGCGGCACCGAGAAATCACCTGTGCCAGCCAAGAAGCTATCTTTACGAAGCTTCATCGTAGCCAGCAATTCGTCCGCACCAGCAGTGGCAATAGCCTTGGTGCCCGGAATATCCGCAGCAACACGGGCCGTATCCGCCGCAGTGTTTGCACCACCCGACTGCTTATAGCCACACAGGTAGCCAAGGATTTCAGCGTCGTATTGGTCTTTCAGCTTGAAGCCAGCACGATCAGTGGCCAGCGACATCCAGTTGATGTGCGACTGCGCTTGCTCGATGTCTTCCAGTTGAAATGCGAACTCGTTGGCTTGGTCGATGACCAGCGTGTAGTCTTCATCAATCAGGTCTTGCGGCTGGATGATTTTGCCACGCGAGTAGGGACGGACTTGGACATCCGGCTCTTTGATGATCTTCACCGAGTCGCCGTAGGAAGCAATCTCACCGAAATATTCGGAATTGGCAATACCTTGCACAACCGAGGCACGGCGGAAAGCAAGCTGGGCTTTCTTCGAGTAGATAGTCGGCGAAAAGACGCCGTTAGGAAGGCTGCCATGACCGGCAGCGGCGGGAAACGCCATAATAGTAGTCCTTTGTTGATGGAAAATTTAGACGACCATCAACACTCAAGGGCCAACATCTTTGGGTGGGGAGGCATATGCCTACGTCTCCCGGCCAATTAGATTGGGTATCTTTTGTGTCAGTGTCAATCTAGGTATCGTTAAACGGGCTAGATTAACGGGCTGCCCCAGAGAGGTCGTAGACAAACGATCCGTCACGAAGCGAGGCTTCAATGGCTTCAGCGTTTGTCGCATACTCGGAGGCAGTCATTCTGGCAACCTGAGACTCAGTAAAGCGTCCTTTACGAGAGGGCTCAGGGGCAGTGGAAGAGGCCTTATTTACTACGCGGGCAGCATCTTTAGAGGGATTGCTTTTTGCCGTCTTCAATTCTTTTTTGAACTGAGAGAGCGCCCAGATCACATCTTTCGATGTGCCGTTGTAGATAAGGGCTTGAACACTATCAGGCTGAGTTTCAGCCCAATCGTGAAATTCGTCAGACGATGTAATGGTTTCAAAATCGGGGTGGGCTTTCTCCACCTCTTTCTTTTGAGACATCTTATCAATCTCAGCTCGCAGGGCTCTCACCTCTTCGGGTTTAGCACCAATGGCTGTAGTCTGTTCGTTGGCAAGGGCACGAATGATGGCAGCGGCTTTGGGGTTGGCTTTTGCCCACTCCGCAGCTTCTTCTGCCGAAGGAAGACCCTCTGTGGCCTTCTTCACTTGTCCCTCTGAAACCTGTCGTTTCAGGTCTTCGATTTCTCGCTTTAGGTCATCTGCCTGTTTTTGAGAGTGACGACGAAGATCAGCATATCGCTTCTCATACGTCTTTTCCTTCTCGTCTACAGGGGCCTCCTCCTCAAGCCGAGGGGCAGCAGTTTCTGTGTTGCCTTCATCCTCTTGGGGGGCTCCATAAGCCTCCGCCTCAAGGGCAGCAATCTCTGCTTCAAGCGTGTCAATCGAATTGCGTTTAGTAATCATCAAAATTCCTTTGGGGCCAGATTTACTGGGTGGCCATGTTGATTATCGGCGAGTAATTAGTCCGCCCTTAGCGTAACCATTTCCCCACGACAGGGAGCCATTTGTTTGCTGAATATCCTCTTGCTTCTTGTCACCTGAAGTGACATTAGCAGAGGTGCTATAAGAGCTTCCACTTGTATCAGATTTACCTGTGGGGGCTTTTTCGTTTTTCTGCTTAATCGAGTCTACAATGTGGGCAAGGAATGTTTTACGTTCCTCTTTATCGTCAGCACTCGCGGAGAGCTTCTGAGAGGCCTCTTGTAGCTGCGTTAGCTGTTCTGGGCTAAGGGGGTTGCCAGCAGCGTCTACACCCCTCTCTAGGAGGCTCTTTAGGGCCTCTGGGGCGTTGTTATTCAAATACTTCCTACGAAGGCCTGCAAGTTGGCCCACTACAGGGATTAGCCCCACAGCTTTATTTGCCATCTTGTTAGCAGGGTTGTCCCTAGTGTTAGCATACGTAACAAAATCTTCAGGACGCCACTTATCCAAGCTTGCTGCCAACCCTGTAAGCTCGGGTTGAGGAGTGGAGGAAGACGAAGAGGAAGACGAGGATCGAGAAGCCTGCCTTTTCACACCTTGGGGTGCAGCCTGTTCTCCATACGGGAGAAAGGGAAACAGTGTGCTATCTGAGATGGGGTCATAGGGCTTAACAGCCCCAGCACCACCTGTAATCAAACCACCCTCAGCAAAGGCCGGGACATCTTCCACAGGAGCCTCTTCTCCCTCTTGGGAGATTAGCTCTTCGGGGGAAAATGGCAAGTCATCAGGAGAACTTCCTCCCATTCTACCCTTGCCGTGCAGCTCTTGCAGCTTCTCTTGTGCTGTAGACACCATTTTCTCTAGCTTATCTAGCCCGTAAAAACGAACCACATTAGCTGGGATGACATACTCGCCTTCAGAGACGTTAACTGTTTTATCGTCCCTGACCTCTTGGGGGAGGGCTCCCGGAGGAACGGGATTGCCGCTCACTGGATCAGTGTTCATTGTTCCCCCTTCAGGAGATTATCATAAGATTTAGGGAAGGCTTCATACCAACTGTAAAGGTCTTCTAAAGAGCCGCTCAATAGGTGTTCAAGGTCTCTGTTCTCCCACCCACGGCCCTCTTTCATTTCAGAGGGGGGGTAATCCCCACGATCTTTCCACGAAAACTCCGATCTCCCCTCTGCCAGACTGGCCATCTTTTCCCCCTCATTTGAGGTGTAAGTGTCGTGGGGGGTGTCGTGTGCCCACTCTTTTTTCTGGGGGTCAAATTGGATGTTAAAGATGTCTTCTAACACCTTAAGGGGGGAGAGTTCAGAACTCTTCCTCATGTTACGACCTATATTCCACAATACAGCGTCTTGATCTCGTATGTTTCGGAGCTCTTCCCGGAGAGCGGGCTCAGAGTCAACAAGCTCTTTTAACTGAGATTTTGTTTCGGTGGATAGGGGCCAAAGACGTAACTTTTGCAAAGCCTCTTTAGCCCGTTCAACCTTATCCAACTTTCCCCAGATGTCGCTCTCTGCTTGCTCCAAGGCTTGCCTTCTAGGGCGGACGCTAAAGAACTCCTTTAGTCCCTCTGGCATGTTGGGGAGGTTAACCTTGCTAAGGGAAGTTTCTGCCGCCCAAGGACTAAATCCACTAGACAGTCCAAAAGCATTATCTACGTAGTGTTGCAGCTCGTGCACTAAAGTGTAATGTGCGTCATCACTGCCTTTAGAAACCACCTCTTTGGTAACAGGGTCAAAGTAGCCCTTAGCCTCTGCTAGGGTGCCCGGAAACAGCTCTTCCAAATCCCCAGAACTCTTTGCAATGTAGATGTCCTCTGGGAGAGGCACCCCTAAATGCTCTAAGACGTTTTTCAGTTCGGGGTGTTCAACAGGCCCGGTATCGAGGTTCCCCCTTGTAGCCCTGCCACCTTCATAGTAAGACTGAAGTATCTGGCTATCGTCAGTTTCATATCTCCAATCAGGTGAGTCATAGTCCCCAAAATTCCAAAGGTTTGTCTCTTGGTAGATTTCTTTGGGGGAATACCCAGAGCTTACCATATTTTCGGCTCTAGCAACCCGCCCTGAATCTCGACGGAAAGGGATGAAAATATTAGGTCTGGTTATGTCTGGGGTTGCGATGGACTTACCTGCGGAAATGCCAGCACCCGTAAAAAGCTCCGCAGGAATCCCAAACGCCGCGTTAAGCATTTGCTCATTTGTCAGTTGCTCCCCCGACAAGCCCTTTGCTGCATCTACAAAGGGGGAGATAGCTCCAAGGGCAAGGTCTTGTGCTGGAACCCCCTCGTAAGACTTTTCGTCCGGGGCAGGGATATAGCCAAGACTGTTGGACCAGATACCTTCACCAAACTGCCTCGTAATGATGTTGGGGTCGGGGGTAACTGGGCCAAGGGAATAAGCCTCATATCGAGTTCCATCTCGACTTTGCTTAATTGGCCCCATCTCCCCCTGACCAACTACCATGTCATTTTCGTAATCAGCACCCGCCGGGAGTTGCATTGGGTCAACTTCCCAATTTTGGGGGTTTTTATAATCCCACCCGATCTTGGCAGCAATGTCATCAATCTCAAACTGAGAAAAACCCGCATCACGAAGATCACCTAATGTATACTGCCCGTTTTTAAGCATATCCATAAAATCGTTTTCACGATCTTCTGTGATCCACGTATCTGCCATAAATTATCTCACTGCATTAACTTCTTCTCTCAAACTCTTCAATTGTCTGAGCGCCATAATTTTCCCCTGAAGACGGTATATCGCAGGAGGATCGAGAGATTGTTCTAGAGACGACTGAAGAAGAGAAATCTTACTATCAAGCGCCTCTAGAAAATCTGAATATAAACCTGAATCGTTTACAAACTGTTTAAGCGTCCTCACTGGGGAGCGCCTCCGGTGTTAGCACTAAATCCCGGTGTGCCGGGGGCGGGAACAGAGCCTGTCCCAATTGAACCCCCACCAGACCCTTGAGTGTCTTGAGATTGAACACCCGGAGGAATAGTAGGTTGCCCTTCTGGACCTTGCTGCGGCATCATGGCGTTCATAACAGAAGCTTGAATAGCTGCATCTGCCATATTATTCGTCACTTTATCCGGGTCAAGGTCAAGAGATTTTGCAATCTCACGAACAATTGCATCTGCCTTGGCGAACGGGGCGAGCATTGGATTAGAGACGATGCCAAGGAACTGGATAAGACGTTGGCTTCTCACCTCTGTCGCCATCAAGCTTTCTGTCCCACGAGCGCTCACTTCCAAATCCCCGCGAATTTCGGGGTCGAAGTCAAACTGCATGTTAAAGGCAAAGAAAGCTTTAGCCAGAGGGGCAAGAAGATAGTCATCAAGATTCTTGACCACTGTCTTGATTGCCGTTGAAGCCGCATTCATAAACATCGAGATGCCAGAGGCTGTTCGTCCCACACCCTGAATGCCAGTTTGTCCATACGAGTAGGACGGCAATCCAGTGCTTTCATCTGCCAACACACGAGCTTTATCAAACATTGCCATATTTTGTGCGGAAACGTTGGGAAACTCTGTCCCAAAGATGGCTTGTCCCGGAGCGCCAGACTGACGACGGAACACCTTCCCCGGATAGATGTCCAAGTCTTGTCCGGGGACAAGGTTGGTTTCATCCACCTCAAACACCAAGTTGCCAGACAAAGCAGCGTTGTCTACAGCCATACGCATAAACCCGTTCATCAGGATTTGCGTATCTTCCATATTTTCTGCAACACCCACACCAAAAAAGCTGTAGGGGTTAACCTCGTAAGGGGCAGCGTAGTAGGGGATACGAGCTGGTTTGAACGGGTTAAGGACAAGACGTAGAACTTGGTTGTGGCAAGTCCAAATGTTAACACTTACCAGTTCGTCGTCTTTAATCTTTTTATCGACTTCAATGCCTTTTTCACGAAGCATAGAGGCATCTACATACCCCCAAAACTCCAACACTTCCCAACGTTCAACATCAGGGTTGGCATTGTCGTCTTCCATTGCCGTTTCCCAACCTTCCGGGTGGTAATCAGCACCGTAGTCAATGGAGAGGTCAATTGCCTCTTTATTGAAGAAGGGGCGACGCATTAGATCACGAAGATCACGACGAGACATCTTATGACGCTCTACGACGTAATCAGCTTGATCCATATTAGAGGCATCAGGGTCGGGGTAGAAGTTCCAGACCGACACATGAGACATCGTAGGGACCACCTTCACCGTGGGTGTATAAGTCCCTTTGTCATCCCAGTTGGGATATTCTTTATCCAGAGCCATAGGCCCCTTAAGAACAGCCGTTCCAAACAACGCACATTCGAAGGCGGAGGCACGAAGATGTTTAGAGGCCCCACTTTCTTCAAGTTGGTCCTGAATCTTCTTTTCCATCTTCTTCGCTGCAACGTGTGCAGGGTGGAATTGAACCGATGTAGGCGTGGCCCCCGGCCCCATTTGGAGCTTATCCTGAACAGGGAGCAGCTTATCCTTAAGAGGGCCTAGATTGTGAATTGTAGACCCCGGAGGGAGGGGATCACCATCTTTAGTCCCGAAGGGGGACACCAGAGGGGATTTTCCACCTTGGGGGGAGGGGGCTTTAGTGTCAAAAGACACTGTATCAACCACCCCCTCAGGCAATTTAGTCTGGTCAACTGAAATAGGGAACTGTCCATTACCGAACAGCACCTCTACCAGTTGACCATAAGCAGCCAACACTTTCGTTTTTGTAACTTTAACGAAAGCACGAGACTTTTCTCTTTCCGAAAACTGCGTCTCAGAGCTATACAATCCTCTGAAATTACGATAGGCAGTTAGGAAACGGGCCTCGTCAGCCTGTTTTTTTGTTCTGGCACGTTCAAAACGCTCACGAACGAAAGCCACGGCTTCGTCAAGGTTTGCTGTGTCTTCTACAGCTTGCGACTCAGCGCCTTCGTAAATGAGTTCTTCCATATTTCTCTCTTAATAGCCAAATGTGGCGTCAAAAGGTTTGTAGTGCCTTGCTGTGTCTGGGTTAACATCCCATGTAGAAGGTCTAGGACGGGTCATGCAGCCATAACGAAGAGCGTCATACAGGTGATCTTCACTACGAGTGTCTACATCCTCGGGGTTGTTCTTGTCAAGGGGGATAACAGGGAGCTGGGCAATGAGTTGTGTGCACGATGAGAACACTACAAGCCGAGGCTCTTCTGTGTATTCGTCCACTTGGAGGCGTCTGTGCACCTCGTTCTTGCCAGCAATCCTTGCACCCTTAGAACGATCAGAGGGTCTCCACCTACACCCACAAGAAATCATTGCCTCTGCGATAGAAGGCCCTGTTTGTCCACGTTGATGCCAGCATGAGCTATCCAATACACCATAGTGAATAGGCCCATCGTCCCACTCAGCCTCCAAAATCATGTCTGCCAAGTCTGTTGCAAGCACTTTGCTTACATACATCTCTCTGTAGACAACCAATTGGTCTTCTGGTGTGACGGCAAACCACAAAACACCGGAGTAGCTACCATACCCGTAGTCACACGCCCTAAACTTCCTCCACGAAGAGGGAATTTCGTAGGGCTCAATGACGTGGATTTTCCTGTTCCATTCCGGGAAGGCATTCCCCTCAATTACATCCCAATCTCCGTCAAGCAAACGACGACGTTCAGCTTCAGGGAGAGACAGCAGGTTAGCTTCGTAGTCACCACTTTCGTAGAGGTGGTGGTTGTCCGACAACCGAGCGGGGATAAAACGACGATTGAAAAGGGGCTGACCTTCACGAGAATGCCCTTTAGGCCACCTCAGAGTTTCACCAGTTTCAATATCTGTAGCAGAGAAGGCTTTCCCTGCTGGCGCAGGGTCGATGAACATCTTTTTGACCCAATTGTGGCCAGCCCCACCGGGGTTGGTTGATGCCCTCATATAGAGCTTCAACTCAGGGGCGGTCGTCCGAAGACGAGAGCGCATGTAATTCCAAGCATAGGGCGTGGGCCATTGGGTTAATTCGTCAAAGGCAATGTAGTTAAACGCTTGCCCTTGGTATCTTGTTACGTCCTGATCTCTTTCCAAGAAAGACATCCACAAAGAAGCCCCTTGTGGCGTCCTCCACTCCATTTTTCTCTCCGACCACTTAATGCCGGGGAAAGCTTTGGGGTAGAGCTCTTGACTTTTCTGAACAAGCTCACGGAGCTCTTCTGTAGTTCTACGAAGGATAAGGCCCCTGAATTGAGGGTGAACCATATCACGAAGAGCGTCAGCTAGGATGGCGTAGGATTTACCCAGAGTAAATCACAGATAAAACCAAGAAGGAAAGGAGGGAGACTTTAGTCGGTAAACGACAAGTTGTCTGCTCTCTCCTAGTGCTCTTGCAGCTTCACGAACACCGTTATAACTAACCCCATCCACACTAACAGCCTTACGCTTTTGCGACTCGACCATTTTTTGTTTCGAGATTGGGTCTTTCATAGGGTTAAACAAAGAAGTCCACCGCATAGGGTGCCTCTCGCAAACCTCTGGGTTTTTCATAGGATTGTCTTTTTGGAGTTGATTTTGAATCCCCCCACCAACTGTTAAGTTGTAGAGGTCGTCCAAATTATCCAAAGAGACTAGTTCTACCTCTTTCTCTAACGCTAGAGATTGAGTCTCAAACTCTTCTACCTCAATGGAGAAGTTTTTCTCCCCGATTTCTCTGAGAGCCACTCCGATTGGATAGTTACTATTCCTATGTTCTTTCATTCGACGCTTAAAGTTTTTCGTAACGCCGATGTAAGATTTCCCATTAGGGTCAGTTAGTTTATATAGGTAGTGTTTCATGTTCTGCCATTGCACTTCGTTTTCACGGTGATTTACTCTGGACCATATCTTCACCCTTACGGGGGTTCGCGCTTCGGGTCCAACAACGTTGCCCCTACTCCCTTACGGGATGGCCTCTGAACCTTGACCTAAACGGCCCTTGGCTGCTGATTACTCAACCCAACACTTTCTCAAACCATCACGCTTGCGCTTTCGGGCTACGTTGTGGTAGTGTCGGGAGTAAGAGCTTTCCAGCAATTCACGAACTTTATTTTGACGTATTACTACGAAAGGAGGCAGAAAACCAAGATTTAGGTTTACCTCCGGCAGCTCCGCCGTAGAGAACTTCTCTCTCGGAGGCAGCTAGAAATTCTGTTTGAGGGCCGGGGTTGGGCTTGAAGATAACTTCTTGCTCCACCTCTTCCTCTTTGAAAGCCGTCAGGTCAACTTCAACTATCGCTGGTTGCGACAGACTTCTTTGAACCGGGGACTTGGCTTTCGTATTTTGCGACCTGTTCTTGGGCCTCTTTGAGCCTGTTGGCCCAGTTTTTAAGAGCCGCAGCCTTTCCTCGTCGGGAAGCGTCAATCTCTGCCCTCTTCTTCAACCCCATGTGAGAGATATATCTCCCAGTCACTTTTGACAACCAATTTGCCACCTCCCTGTAAGAAAAACGCCTTAGGTGCTTTTTAGCAAGTTCCAAGGCTTCGAGTTCCTCAATTACAGGGAGGAGCAAGTTGGGGTCATTTTCGTCTAGCACATAGCCAAAAGGAACGAGCCTAGACACTCTGGGAATAGGCACCCATTCCCCCTCAGCGAGCGCTAGTTGATCCTTTTGGTCCATTCTCAGCTTCTTTTCGGTTGTTTGGTTCTGTTGGTTTTCTTATCAACAACACGAAGATTTCCTGCGCTGTTGTCTCTGGGATTAAAGTTTTTATGATCGACCTCTTTCCCATCCCCTTTGGAGACTCTCCCAGCTTTCTCCATCAAACGACGGGCCTTGTTACGGGCAGCTCGGTCTTTCTTTCCTTTTGCCGTGCCCTGTGTGGCGGCATATTCTTTTTGATAATTACGAGGGGCACGGGCCATTATTCAACCTTCTTAGCGGGTAGGATAAAGATGCCATTGTTGCCAATATCTAGCTTCTCCATCTTAGACACCCCTGTTCGATCAAGAATGTCCTTTGCAACAGAAACCTTGTCCTTAGCCCCCAACTGTTCTGGGTTGTCTAGGACACTTACAAGCGCAACAGCAGCTTTAGGGGCATTACCGGAGAGGAATTGTTTCGTCCTCTCAATAATATCCTCTTCCAAGGTTTTTACAATGGAAGAGGTGGGGTAGGTAGGGTGATAACCAGCAATCTTTTTTGCCTCTACAGCATTGCCTTTAGCATCTCCAAAGAGGGCTTCGAGGAACAAGAGCTGTTGGTCTGTTAGTGGTCGTTTAGCCATTTGTTCCTCTTAACACTCACTCAAGGAGTAGTTCATCTTCGTTGGGCAGCACACCAGCGCTACCACCAGCTTTAGGAAGCAACCCGCCACCGAGTTCGTAGGGGGCACCAATACCTACACCACCTCCACGAGAGGTAGGGCCTTGGCCCCAAGGAATCCATTTACCATTAACCATACGACCTCTCCCTACAAACCTACCTTCCCCGGCATTAGACGCACGAGGGCCAACAGCCGTAGAGGGCTTGGGGGCTTTGGCACGGGCACGAGCAGCAGCAGCGCCAGCAGCCACAGCCCCGGCCATAACACCACCTGTTACCAGAGCATTTCTGGCAGCATTCCCAGATTTAGCAGGAGCTGCCCCCTTCATACGCTCATCACCTGTTTTCCCTTTGGAGGCAGGACGAGCTTTAGGTTTAACCGGGGCAGCTTTAGCAGGGGCCTTAGCGGGGGCCTTGGCAGGAGCTTTAGTAGGAGCCCCTTTTTTTGGGGCAGGTTTGGTCATAGGGGAAACTGGGGTGGACGAGGCAGCACGACCAGAAAGAATGTCACCAACTTTTTTAGAGCCAGAGAAAACATTTCCCTTTTCGTTAATGCCTCCCACCGTGGCCCCTTTGTTATTTAGCACAGCATTTCCGCTCTTGCTAATTGTGTAGCCAAGGGCCTCAAGGGCTTTCTTCTGAGAGGCTGTAATCGCCATTCTTCACCTTTAATTGGGAAAGGGAGGAGATCACATCGTCTCCCACAATATACGAGATATAGAAAGGGGAGGCAGGGCCTTCTTGTAGGAGGGCCTTAGCTTCTTCCGCAGCTACCAAGTCCACCTTCCATTTGGGGGAGACAAGGGGGGTTTTAATCAAAAGGGGGAGCTTATCTGAGGCAATGAACGAAGAAACTGCATAAGCATTTCCCTCTTCGTCCAACCATGTAGCCTTTCCGTAAGTGTGGGTATCCTCTTCAGACATCCCCCAACAAGAGGCTAGTTGGTTAGCTTGTGAAATAAACTTCTGAGGGCAAGCCACTGTGTATCGCATTAGTAGGCTCCTGAAAGTCGTCTAGCCCACTCTTCTGCGGCATTTAGCTCAGAGGCTGGGAGAAGGCGATTAACGAAAAACAGCCCAAAGATGTAGCCACTAAACGGGAGGCTTGTTCCACCTCGACGACCGATGTAAACTGGTGCGGCGCTGTAGTTTGTCCCAGCTCCTTGATCGTAAGCAGCGGGGATTGTGGTGTTGTTGATGCGCATCGTCATCAGATCAGTGGTGATCTTTGCTTGTAGGCTTTGCACCACGGTATTCGGAGCTGCCATTGCATAGCCGGGGCCAAAGACAACTGCGGCACCACCAGATGCCACATTGTAGCTGGTATTGGAGCCTTCGATTTCCCAGCGATATGGCCCGCCATTGGTCAACTCTGCAATCATCGCCCGCGCGGTGTTTTGATTGCGCACCGCTGCAACCACCGTCACTTCATCCGTCCCCCATGTAATACTAGGGGTGACTAGGCCATCATCAATGCCATCTGTCTGAAGGGCAGGTTTGCCTAGGTAAGATTGATATGTAGGACGAGAGGCTGCCACAGATTGTGTGGCATGTAGCCCTTTCCCGCTCTTGTCTCTGACAAAGCCTACAGGCTGTCCAAAAGCTGTTACGGGGATAGTGGCAGCAGAGTCTTGAAAGAGGGTGGTAATATCTGAAAGGTCATAAACCCCTCCCATATCTGCCGCACCAACAAACTTCTCCACCCCAGACGATCTAAGCCTTAGAAGGGAAGGGGTTGAGAGGGGGAGGGGGAAGACACGAGAAAGGCTTCTCATTACACCACCATGTAGAACAGTTGACCCGAACCCTCTAGCGTGTGTGCAGAGACAGCAAGAGCTGAACCAATCACAATTGATTGCCAAGGGGCAAGATAGTGCCCTTCAGTGAGAGCCCCTGTAGTGCCTGTAATAACATACATGTGACGCTGGGATTGATTTTGAAAGGCTGTGTCTGCTGTCGTTGTGACGACAGATTGCCAAGAGCCTGTGTTGATTGTTTGAACAGCCATTTAATTTCCTTAGCCTACAGGCTTAAACATTTCTATGACGGAAAGGGTGAGGTCGGCCCTTGCCAAAGCTCCTGTGCATTTCACTCTCACCTTATCCCCCGCCTCTAGAACAAACCCAGTGGGGTCGGAGATGAGGAGGGTTTCTGCGGCTGACATACTTTTGCCACCAGAGATGTGAAACGAGGAAGCAGAGGCAGCACGATAAATATCAATATCTGCTGTGATGGTGCCTGTGGTGTTGGTTAGGCAAAGGAAAGGGATTGTTGCTGTCGCATTGGGAGGACATGTATAAGCTTCATACGTCGTCCCACTCACTGTGCAGGAAACGGAAGCACTACGTTGTCTTGTGTTTTTCATCGTGCCTCTACGTTTGTTTGGAGCCCCTTATCCGGGTTGAACGGATGGCCTGCTAATTACAAGTTAGCTGCTCTACCACTGAGCTAAAAGGGCAATTCAATGGGCGACGACATGTTGTCGTCTAAGGCCTCCCATCAGACCTAAGAAACTCTCTTGTGTTTTCTTCGAACTATCTGTCGCTCAAGAAGACTACACATATATCATAACAACTATCTAATACTACTGTGTTATGTTTGAGCCAATTAACATTGGTATAGCATAACATAGTATATATCTCTTCCTTAAACCCCCTACCCCCTATCTATATATCTAACATCCCTAGGGGGTTTGTAGGAAAAATTGTATAACTATTTTCTAACCTATTGGTTTTTAACAAAACTATTTTCCCTCGTTATAATAATACTACCTGACCGGAGGTCGTCAGGGCAAAGCTTTGCCCTTCCTCTTACCTCTGTGA